AACTGGAAGCCTATTTGCCGCTGTCTGTAGTTTAATCCCAGATGATCCAAACGCAGCTGGCTGCTATAACTGCGGTATAAGTTTACAAGCAAATGCATCGACTCTGGTAAGTTATTTTGGAGGACCTGGTGCATTTTACTGGAAACCTCTATGTCCAGGTGGATCATATAATTTTTCACCTGCACTTCCAATGTACAGAGCTTATTTCTATGCAGAAAAATATATTGGAACATTGAGACCAGTAGATTTGCTTAAAGGTGTTTCAAACAATATTGATAAAGAAATAGACCCCAAATTTGATCCAAATTATAGAAAAATTACATTTAAAAATGTTCTTATGGATTCACAGTTCACAGAAACAACAGAACATTGGAAAAAGGGAAATTCCACAAAATGGATGCCTGCTTTCGTTCAATCTTTAAATTATTTCCCAAGTACAATATGTGGATTGAATGGAGATGTAGGCTTTATAGATTTTAGAGGTAAAGACGATGATATACCCGATCCATATCTAGAACTATTTTGCATTCCAAATCCAGATCCCAATGCAACACTACCAATTGTAGCTTTTGGAACGACACCGGTGCTTTGCGATATTGGTGAATGCTGTCCCCCACCAGAATGATGATAAATAATTTGGAGATTATATGCGAAATTTATTTGATGCGTATTTTGCCTTTAATACAACAGGATCCGTAAATACAAGAGATTCATTTTCAGCTTTTATTGATAAAGATGGAAATATCGTAGACCAATCCAGTTTAGAATATGGGGTTTACAATAAAGCCATATCTATATCATATAATAGACTTTTTTATATTAAAAAAAATACAGTTGGATTTGGTGATATTATTGATTATGTAACTCATATTACAAAAATAAAAGATTTAATCATATATCTAACCAAAGGAAACTGTGGTTGTGAAGAACGAAGAAAACTATTTAATAAATGGTTCTCAATTCCTTGGTATACCATAAAAAGCAGAGAGCTGTATATCCAAGATAAAGATGTAATCAAGCATATAAAAAATGCAAAAAAGCATAAGAAAAAACTTCCTTCGCTGAAGGAAAAGTTTGAAAAAATGCAAAAAACTTTTGAACCAAAGATTGTAAATGAAAAAATAAAGACAACCGAAGAGGTTGTACAAAAACCAAAACCAAAGCCAATTGAGCCCGGAAAGATAAAAGGTTGTGGTTGTAAAAATAAAAACAACAAATAAGTTGACTTATTTTTTGTATAATATATCTTATTAAAAAGGCTTTATTATGAAACTAGGATTAATTAAATTTAAATACGGCGAAGAGATTTTGACGCAATACGAAAAAGTACCGGGAGGGTACAAAATTGAAAACGCTGCAGCAATGCTTCCTGCAGAAAATTTTCATTACCACTTAATTACATGGATGCCATATACTACCATTAATAAGGGTTTTGTCCTACCCGAAGAACAAATTTGGTTTATTGCTGATGTATCCCACGATATGGTGGATTACTACAATAAGTGGCTTGCTGCTCTGGAAAAGACCAGAGAACTGCCACCTGATCAGATTACTACCTGAAGCACCATAGATATATCTGTAGTAAATTTTAAATAAAACGTTGACGGGGCCGAGTTTGTTTTTAAGTAAATGAACGAGGCCCCGTCAAATCCAGGTATACCATTCAAGAAATAGTTTTGAGTCAGCCTTACTGAGCAGGCTGAATCCAGGAATGGTTCAATCGTAGCAGAATAAAGAGAAGCATCGGATAGATCGAGCTTAAGCACTGTATTGCTTAATAGTTGCGATTGATAATTTGCCGTATTTGTTACAACGCCATCTACAGCCAAAGAAATTACATTAGTCTGCAAGAAAGTATTATCTGATAGCAGAGTGTTGTAGTCATTTATTACATTGGTTACTATTTTGACAAATGAGAAGTAATTTATGGATAGAGATAGGGACGTAAAAGATTCTGGGTTGTATATGTTTTGATTGTATTCTCCAACTTGCCCAGCATACCAATCAAAATAGTTAGCTGTGTCTGTTATGGATCTGCAGTATCTTTGGTGTAGATTTTGCTTATCAAAAACCTTAAGAACATCTCCGGCAGAATTTACCTTTTTGATAAGTCCATTTAAATTTTTATTTTGGGCAAGCGTAACAAGATCCGGGACACCGCGCATATAAACTGTTGCCACAACAGTTCTAAAATATAAATTTTCATTTACAATAGAAGATGTGGGGTTTATATACGCAATCTGGGATCCATCATTTAACTTTACAAAAGAATTTAAAAGATAGCGTTGGTTATTTAAAGTTGACCCTGCAATCTCAAGATATTCTTGATACCCATAATCATTTCCATAGATACCAAAAAATTCTAAATTAAATGGATCATCTTTATTCAGTTTTACTTGATAAAATTGAGCCGTGTTTCCAGAGTAGGCCACATACTTTATTTCATTTAAAAAGTTCTTGCTGGAGTATACGCCATCTGTAATTGAAGTTGGGTATGTAACTCCAGACAGGTTTATATACTGGTTATATTCCCCTGTGGTTCCTACAAGAGTATAAGTTCCTAAAAAGTTATATTGTTGTCCGCTTTCCTCAATATAATAAGTTCCGCCAACTATATTAAAGGTATTTCCGTTTCCCAGAGAACCAAAGAAACGTTTTAAAAACTTTAAATCGCTGCTATTTGCACTATTGGAATAATCAAAGTAGAAACTGTTTCCGGTTTTATATATTGTAGGTCTGGTTTCAATATACCCCTTTCTAAAACAGGGATCATAAGTAGCACCAACAAATTCTGAAATATTAAAATTTACAGACTTTACTGGTGTTAAATATGTGTTTGTACTTGAACTCATATTATGATGCGAAATAGCTTAGTATCTGTGAACCACTCTTTGCGGCTGCATATATGTGGGAAAGATTTCCGACATCAAAGAAAACGCTTTCTCCGGGTTCTAGCTGATATCCATAGCTGGTTCCGACAAAGGTATTTCCGAGATAGATTAAATCTGTGTTTGATCCCAGGGCCTTTACATTTACTCCAGCTTTGCAGGCAAAAGAAGATCCTATCATGGTTGCACCAGTAGTAACTGTCAATAGACCAGATGCTACAGTGGTCGGTCTAACCAAACCGAATACGGAGAGTGCATTGTAAACTGCATCCATGGTTGCACCGAGGGCAGTGATGCCTGCGATGATGTCTGCATCATTTACGTTTACATCTCCCGTAATTCCTACCGTTACAGGGAGACCGCCACTGAACCCTTGAATTCTCAGTCCGGTTCCGGCTTGGTTTGTTACACCTACAGTCGGATCAATGGTAACGCTTATTGTTGCGCCCGATATGATCGTATACATTGGGTTCGCGGAAACTCCTAGCTGTTTGCCAGTAGAATCCACCATATTTGAATAAATCCATGTGTTTCCTGCAGGTCCCCATACCGACACGGAACTTGTAGTTCTTGACAGAGGAATGCCACCAGTCACCTCAACTTGGAATCCAGATGGTGTTCTTACGAAAACAGGTGATGATGTGACACCGGTCGCAACAACAGTACCAGAAACTACAACGGGTGATCCACCGATGCCCTGTACGGAGAATGTACCCGTAAAACCAGATATGGTGGCTGTCAAGCCACCGGAAACCGACACTGGAAGGGGGCTAGAAGAGTTTACTACGGTGGCGCTGCCATCAACACCGTATGCTAGTTTTATTAGCTGGTAGTGACCAGTAATACCACCAGTTCCAACATAATCGGTGGCAATAAAGGCTGTTATGCCAGATGTTTGAATTGGAATAGAGTCATTTGTGTCGATTGTCATAATTTTAACCTAATTAGTTCATGAATATTTAGATGAATTAATTATTGATTTTTTCTATTAAAGAGCTATATTAAATTTATGTATATAGACGATTCGGCAAAAGAAAAATTTTCAAAAAAGGTGCTGCAGCGGGTAGCATCTACCCAATTATCATTTATGGAATGTATTATAGAACTTTCCGATGAAATGGGCATAGATCCTGGAACTGCTGGAAAATTGTTGACAAAACCGATAATTGAAAAAATTCAGCAAGAAGCAAAAGAAAAACACCTTTTAAAAGGTGGCAAAATCAAAAAGTTACCTATTGACTAAGTGTTTAGTTGGGGTATAATTACTATTGAAAGGCCGAGGTAGATCCTCGGGATAATATTATGGCAAATTTTTCAGACTTTAAGAAGAAGAGTAAGAACTCAGTCGCATCCCTTACCGAGCGTCTTGACAAGCTCAACTCAAAGGAGAGCTACAAGGACGAACGTATTTGGAAGCCCGGTATCGATAAGGCTGGTAACGGCTATGCGGTAATTCGGTTCCTTCCAGAGATTAATGGGGAAGACAGCCCCTTTGTGGCGGTTTACAGTCACACCTTCAAGGGTAAGGGTGGTTGGTTTTACGAGAACTGCCCGACGACCATCGGTGAAAAGTGCCCGGTTTGTGCGGCAAATACCGAACTTTGGAATAGTGGTATTGAGGATGATAAGAATATTGCACGTCAGCGTAAGCGTAAGTTGACTTACATCTCCAATATTTTGGTTATTGAAGACCCTGCTAACCCAGAGAACAAGGGTAAGAACTTCCTGTATCAGTACGGTACCAAGATCTTCCAAAAGATCCAGAGCCTCGCTCACCCCGAGTATCAGGATGAGGTTGCGGTTGATCCGTTCAACTTCTGGACTGGTGCTGATTTCAAGATCAAGATTCGCAACGTTGGTGGTTATGTAAATTATGATCGTAGCGAATTTGCATCTCCTGCCCCGCTGTTTGGAGGGGACGATAAGAAGCTAGAGGAGCTCTGGAAGAAGCAGTACTCCCTCAAGGAGTTCACTGACAAGAGCCAGTTCAAGAGCTACCAGGAGCTTCAGGAGCGCCTTAAAAAGGCAACTGGCGACGATATCCGTGCGCAGTTCACCGAGTCCAAGAGCATTGAGGACGACGTGAGTGAGACGCTGGTGTCGGAAGACGTAGAGGAAAAAGATCCTCTAAAGTACTTCTCCGAAATGGAGAACGATTGAGAAAAGCCCCCGCAAGGGGGCTTTTTTTATGCCCATGCAGGAGGGCTAGAAGTTCTTGCAGATCTATCAAAAAATATTAAATTTGTAGGAGGAATGGTTGGCCTTTCCTCTGTCATCGATGACTGGTTTTTTTGTTTTACAGACATATCACTTACAGTAGATGCTATTTTTTGAATATTTGGCATCACTTCTGTGTTTAATAATTTTTGTAAATTTTGTGTTTGTTGTTTTGCTTTTTCGTATGGATCTTCTGTTGGTGTTATTTTTTTAAATTCAGCAGGAGAACCGACTACCGGTGGTGGCGTAAGTGGGTCGTTTATGTTTAGAGGACTTGCAGTATAAGAGTTAGTCCCAGTTAATACACTGCTGTCAAAATTTATATTTGAAGGTATTGCCGAAATGGATGCCATATTCTCTGTGGAGAACGGTGATTTTTCTCTTGGTGAAGAACCCATCATTTCAGGTATTCCAAAATCGATCTTTGGAATGCCTTCAGACGGTGAATTGAATTCCGGTTTATTCAATGAACCAAGAATAGATTCATTTAATATACTTTTTTCTGCCTGTACATCAATTTTATTATTAAATTCCAAAATGTGTCTCCACTAATTTATTATGTGAGTTTTCTTGTTTTTTGTCATTGTTGTAATTTACAAGTATTGTCACATATACTTCTCGTTCCCAAAAATACATGTTTTCTATATCTTCTATGGATAACTGTAATTCTTTCATCAAAGAAAAGTTAGTTTGATAAAAATCTATCAGATCAAAATAACTTGAAGCTAGATAAAAAAACTTAGGAAGCCAGTTACCTCACTTTCTGATTCTTCTGTTTTAATTTCAAATTTTAATGATGGCTCATTTTTTACAAATTCATTTATTTCTTTTGATACTGAGAGAGGAAGATTGTCTATAATTTGTTCAAACTCTTTTGGTACAAATTTTTCAACATAATATAACTGACCATGGATTGATAAACTTTCTATACATGCTTTTGCATATGTTTCTTCTGAAAATTGGTCCAGAGCAAGAAGTTGTTTTAATCTTGGTGTTTTTAAATTTAAAATTATGTTGTTACCAACATTTACATGATGATCTTGCAGCTTATTAAAAATTTTTAAATCATCTATTTTTATTTTTACTTTTTTATCAGCAACATTTACATTGATGTATTCATCCATGCTTTTTGTGCGCATTTGTAGAAATAGATACTCGGCATCAGCCAAAGTCATATTTAAAACATTTGCATTACTATTGCTAGATAGACATTCATATAGAGCAATCAAAGATAGCTTTTTATTTTGCTCTTGTATTACCATTGTTATTTTTTTGGCATCTTTTACTTTAAACGCATTAAATAAAACCTTTTCTTTTGAAAAGGGTAAAGTTGTTTCATATTTTGGTTGATTCTCGTTGAATAATTTTACAATATCCATTTTTTATCCTGATAATTATTGAGTAACTCTGAGTCTGTCAATTTCTCTGTAGTTTAGAACAACCTGAAATAAAAGTGGTGTGTCTGTTTTTGCAGAAAGTTCTATTGGCGTACATTCGACTGGATATATTTCTTTAAATACCCATCTGCTTTTTCCGGTGGCATTAAGCCCATTTAAATTTAAAAAATCAAGTTGCATGAAGCAGTTTTGGACAGCATCCTGATAATAGCCAGTTGTATAATATGCATTTGATTGCCCTATTACCTTTTTACCATAAAGATAATCCATCCAATCATAGAATTTATTCATTATAAAAAGATTTCCGGTTACAAGAAAGGTCAATACAACACCACCAACATATTTTGATGAGTTGGGCACCGCTCTTCCATAATTGTAACCCTGTAAATTATCGTAAACATAATTTATGGCTCTTCCACCAAAAGATACTGCACTTGGATAAGCGGTAACAAATAGATTATCTGTATTGCTTGCGACATCATTTACGGAGATTATTGGAGGAAATTTAAACTTAACTTCATATCTATTGGCTCTTTGAATTCCGCCATTGTTTGATATAAAATTTTTAATTGTTTCAAGCTGGTTAGTGTTTAGACCACTCATTTGTTAAAAAGTTCCTTTTCTGTCATAATTTTAAATTCTATTTGATTTTTATCGCAATAGTTTTTTGCGTAGTGCCATTTGGCATTATTGACAGCCCATATCATTTTTTCTTTTTTGGAAGCATTTTCCTTTAACATGGTTTGTTTTTTTGGTTTTATTTCAACCATCCATGTTTTTAATGCTCCATGTTGTTCAAACTGTATCAAAAAATCCGGATAGTAGTTTTTTACCTTTTTTTCTATGGGGTGCATGTAAGGTATTGCTATTTCCTCTGAAGACCACTTTATTATGTTGGGATGATCATCGCAAAATTTGCAAACCGTTCTTTCCCATAAAGAACGGCATACTATATTTTCTACATCACCTATGTATTTTTGTTTATTTTTTGGTTTGTAAAAAGTTTTGTATGCCATCATAATATTTATGATAATACTAAATATTTGTATGGCATTCTATCAGTATCCATTATTAAATATTGCCGAACAACCACTGGCTGTTTTATTTGATGCTGCACCCTATTCACTGAAAAACTTTGAAAGAACTCGAAACGGAATCGTGGCTAGAAGCCAAAATACAATTAGGCTCCCCATGCCAAAGGAACCGGGATACAGCGTTATTCATAGTTTCGGAGAAGGACAGAATCCGGTTGGACCTGTTATATCCATGGCCGGAGCAGCAAATAGCGGTGGTCTGAATAACTTTGGCACACTCTATTCTAGAGTAATGGAACCGGCTTCCTTTTTCTCGGAAAGACAATACGCCACTGATACTTATAGAAGATTTAGCAATATAACTGAGTTGACTATGGTATCCGAGGCAAGAAAAAATTACTATTTTGAATATATATTTGTTCCAAAGAACTCACAAGAAGCTGCCGTTGTTTCTGCAATAATAGGAACATTTAGAAAATCTTCATATCCACAGGTTGCAAGTGGATTGCCGGAAAGAACATATCCACAAAACTTGTGGTGCATAAGAGTAGAAAATCAAGGAAATCTTGAAGGAGCTGGAACGATAAACAGTACAGGAGATTGGCTTGGAGAGCCATTACCATGTGTTTTGAGTGGTGTAATCGTAAAACACGCAGATCAAGCCGATACAGTTATGAGGTATACTCCTGGATTTTCTTCTAGCGTAGTTCTTTTAGGATTGAACTTTGTAGAATTTGAAACTGGAACCTTTGTTCCAGAACAAAACGAAATTTTGTCTAAGTCAGAGATTTCAGATTTGTATTTTGGATATAATGAATCTTCTGGTTCTGAAAGCACCCAAGACACTCAATTTTTATAAAATTTAAAAATGAAATATTCTGAGAACTTACCAAAATTATCATATAAAACTAGTATTGGAACATTTTCAATAACTAATTTTTTTTCGTATTACAAATATAATTTTGATACCCTTACAGTTCAACAGATAGATTATGATTCAAAAACGACATTAGTCGAGGCTTCAGCTCAGGTATACCAAGATCCAAATTCATTTTGGTTAATATTGCTGGCAAATCAGACAATAAATCCATTTACTTTATTCAAGCCAAACCCAACTTTATATGCTGGTGAAAATATAGACAAAAACACAGCTCTTATAGAAGATATCAGTACAACCGTACCGTATTATGTTTCGGCTGGGTCTCTAGTAGCACCATTTGCTGCCACCGGAGGAAATCAATACGATTTTTCCTCGGTTGGTAATTTTGATTTAACTGGTGATGTATATATTGTCGAAAGTCAAAATTTTTACAATAAACGAGTTGTTGCCAAACCCGGTCCAGATGGAACACCAACCACTTTCAAAACAAGTGGTGGAAGCAATAACTATAAATTTATAGATAGCACTTCTGGCGCTTCTGCGGCAGAATCAGTTCTAAAGAATACAGGCTCAACGGCAATCATTCCCTTTTTGGAAGAAACTGCTCTTTCTACTCAATTTGGTGCAGAAATTATTACAGAGGGATCAGCTCTTGGTGGCGGTGGATTTGCTGTTGAGGGGTTGGCTGAAGAAGCCGCATTACAGTCGGTTGCAAGTACTACTATAACCACAAACCAAGCCGTAACTCTTACAAATAAAAGAATTAACGTATTTGAAAATACCGGCATAAATAGAGTAACTACAAGATTAATAGTTTTAAAATATTCATAATATGGCTAATTTAAAATCAAATGCTTTCGATTCACCAGTAAAATCGATATTTTTAAAATCTTCGATTGGTGATTATGTATTGGATATTGTACAAAAAAATGAAGAATGTCAATATGTACGACTTGAGATGCAAGAAAGCGTCTTTGAAATATTTCCTTTGGGAAGTCTTGTAATAAGAGATACCAAAGATATAGTATCTATAATTCAACTTAATAATATTGATATTGTTGAAATTTTATTTACTTCTGGATTTAGAAGAGTTTGCAGTTTAACCAGTACATCTTATATCAATAACGCAGCCTCAGATACAGAAGAAAACTTTGTTTCTTTGAATATAAGCAACAACCTTTATAAATTATCTCAAAAGCATTCTGCTGCTGAACTTTTAAGCCAAACTGGTATAATTCAAGATAGGGTATATACCATAGATGAGCTTGCTACAAACCTAGACACAAAGTTAACTGAATTACTTGGAGAAATTCCTGGAGGTTATAAAGGATATATAACTCCCGCCGACAATTATTTTTGCTTAAAAATGTTAAGCGCAGGAAATAACCATTTAAACTATTCTGTCACGGATAATGCTTTCCAGTATTTAAATTATCTGTCAAGTTTGGCTGTAGGTAAACCCCCAGCAGATGATGAAACAGAAGAACAGGGCATAGTTGAACGTGAACCCAGATACCTATTTTGGACAACATTTGACGACTATTTTTATTTTAAGTATTTTCCTGTAGATATTGCAAATGAAACCCCAGAGATCATAGAAAAATACGAAACAAACAATTATAGATATGCTGTTTATACCGGAGATGTTCCATTTCAGACATCTACCAATAATAAAATTTACAAAAAGATATATGTTTTTACTTCAGATCCAACAAACCAATTTGTTTCTAAGAACTATTTTTATATAAGAAAAACACCAAAATTTTTAGATAGTGTTCCCGCTGTTCTGGAAAGTATTGAAGATGAACAAGAAAGAGAATTAAAGGTAAAGCTTTATACTACAAAAGCTCTTTCATACCATTTTCAAGATGATGGAGAGAAATACAATATAGAAGCAATTGCCTCTAGCGGAATTGTTAATGGTGTCACTTCTGGATCGGATGAAGTATTTTATGAGAGCGATTGGGGTTGGATAAGTGATTTCAATACTCTGTCGGAGCATTCAAAATCATCTCACAGCTCAGGTGAATTTGGTACAGCACAGTCATATTCAAAAATAAATTACATGGGTCATACAGGATATTTTTCTCGTGTTGACAATACCGAGGGTTGGAAAAATATGTTTGATATGACGGAAATACATCCTGACTATCCAAGAAATCTAGTAGAAGCTACAGAAGATAGTGAAAAAATTTATTATAATGTAATACAAAAAAACTTGGCAGATCTTTACAAAGAAAAGGAATTTGCTCCAAACAATCTTGAATTATTAAGAAAAATCGAAAGAGAAAACTTTGTATTATATGCTCTTTGCTGTATTCAAGATGAAGAAACTTTTTTTGCTCGTTTAATCAGATATGCTCAAGATCCTTTTACGGTTGCTCCAACTCCACAATCGGTCATCGATCAGATTGGTGGGACAAATCAAAAATGGAGATATAAGTGGGAAGGATTAAAATTAGCAACCCCAGCAGGATCTACTTATTGGTCGGCTTTGGAACTATGGGTGGGTGATCCGGCAAACAGTTCAAAGGGAAATACTGCAAACGACACCTGGGCCATAAACTTAAATGAAAGAACCGGAGGTACAAAATTTATTCCCAATGCTGGGGGCCAAAATGGCTATTTTCCTCCGGGCTGGTATGGTCCATCATCTGTTGGAAGTTTTTCTTATCGTCCCATAGGTTGCTATACCGCCACACCAGAACCAGCTGGAGCGACTATTGCACATATAGTCAAAATGTATAAATCAACGGCTGAGAAATTTGCCACGGAAAGTGGTGTGACCTTAGATCCCTCTCTCCGTGGAAAAGTTATTTACTATTTCTTTGCCGAAAACATCGTAGATGGAGTTTGCTAATGGCTTCACGTGGTAAAATTATAACGTTAAATGCTAATAAACTTTCCACACCTGTTGGAAATTACGGATCAAAAGCCGAATATGTCTGTGCTAATGCAGAAATCACCATGGGGCTTACATCCCCCCCGAATTCTTTAGAGGAATGTTTACAGAGATTTGCCGGAGTTTCTTTTATTGCAGAAGCAGTTGGAGTAACCT